ATGAAACATCAGCGATGGTGTTTCTTGCAAACTGTAAATTATGCAGTGCATGGTTTACACCAATAATTTACATCAAAAGGAGAATTATTATGTCTGCTGGCTTGGGAACTCGAGTACGTACCCAGACAGGTCGCCGGTATTCCGGTCCTACTCTGTCTCAGGGGAAATACTACAATCGTCCTGGTAGTGGTAATGATTGGATACCTGCCCCTTTGGGTATGGTCCAACATTTCACGCCCAGTTCGCAACCAGAATCGTGCCAGGTTACTGTGGATGAAATCCACAAGCCTGGCCCCGCCGGTCAATACCGGGATGGTGGCGATTTTTTGTCGATAAAGTTCTCGCAAGATTTTTCCAATGATAAGCCGATTGGAAAGGGCTCCTTCTTCGATATTCACCGAGTTTGGGAATATCGGGGAGGTTTCGCACCACCTCAGCCGTGGGAGTTCGGTACCGGTTTCAGCAATTTCGCTGATCCTGGTAATACCGATATCTCCAACCCGGCTCTGTTAGCGCGATTGCCTTCTCTCGCAGACTACGGTACACGTGCCTGGAATAAAGCCAAGCCCAAATTGGAACAAGCAGGTGCTTTTACGTTCCTAGTTGAGCTTGACGACGCTTTGCCGATGTTAAAAACAACGGCTAACGGCTTTAAGAATATTTGGTCTGGGCTAATAGCTCAAGCCGATTTCTCGAAGTCGTATAGGCGGCGCATGCTTAACGAAAAGATCATGAACCCGAAAGGGCTCGCTGATCAGTTCATTAATGAACAATTTGGCTGGGCTCCGTTTGTCAGCGATATTCACAATATGCTGAATACGTATATGACCGCTCGCGACACTATTGTCCGTTTAACGGATAGTAATGGTAAGCGGCAACGGAGACGTGTATCCGTGCTAGAAGAGCATACTTCACAGGTAATCGACATGTACGAGTTTGACTCGGTCATGTTTGGATTATCTACGGGTATGCCCCAAGGCATGGTGACTGGGCCTTGCATTAAGACCTTAACTGAAGACGTTGATACGTCTGTTACGGCCTCTGGTGCCTTCTCAGTCTACCGCCCTGAGTTTGATAGAGGTACAACGCCTGAATCTCAGGCGAAGTATGACTCATCTCTTATGTCTCTACAGCGCCAATTGACGCTCTATGGACTGCGAGCGAGTCCTATCAACATCTGGCGAATAATTCCTTGGACATGGGCTATCGACTGGGTGTCGAACGCTGGAGATTATCTCCAGTACGTTTCTGACATCTGGGTCGATAGTCTCGTGTCTGACTACTTCTTCCTGATGGTGCATCAGAGAACCACGCGAACTATCACTTGGACAGTTCCCTATGGCTCTGGTACACTGAATCTGTCCTGGAGTCGATATTTTGACACCAAGCAGAGGAAAAGTGCGAGTAGTCCTTTTGATTTCAACCTTGACTGGAAGAGTTTGTCTCCCCGTCAACTTGCGATCGCTGCAGCTCTTGGTATTTCGAGAAATCGAGTATCCAATCTGTAACGATCTATCCACTTGTTTGCTTCAGGAGTCACGCCGTGGCTGGCATGGCTCTGATAACAAGTTAATCGCCAATACTTCGGAGATCAACTATGTTTGTCGACCCACAAGTAGTCACTATCAATTCTGTTGCTAAGTCCATGGCCCTCGTTAATTCTGAGGGTACCAAACGGACCTATCAGACGAACGATAAATCGTTCACTCTGATTGTCTCTCATCAATCTTCAGTCAACAATGCGAAGTCCAAAGGCTTGCGCCAGCGGGTTCGTACATTGATTAGACTGGAGCAGAGAGCTACTGTCGCTGATCCGCTTTCCGCGGAGAACGACTACGATGAAATGACGATCCAGATGGTCATTGACCGTCCGGAAGCCGGTTTCACCGCGCAACAACTGCAGTACTTGGTCGCCGGCTTTGAAGGCTGGCTCGATAGTACCGCTGTCACAAAGTTGTTCGGAAGAGAGAGTTAAATTTCTCTACTTCTGGTTTAAATACCAGTTAATCATTCGGCCGGCTAGGCCGTCTGAAGGGAACAGCTTTATTTTGAGGTGTCTACCCCCTAGATGCCTCGGCATCAGGGATTGTGTTGCTGTAGGGCTCAGATACCCTTTAAGGACCAGCTATAGAAAGCCTGGCCCAGCAACGCAATAGGATCTACGAACGTAGCTTGAAGCTTACCCCCGTAAGGAGGATGCTTGAAAAGCAACGTAAGTGATTTTCTGAAGCTAGCAGAAGTCGTCTATTTAGACGCAACTGCTAAGTGTTCCGCTGATGTTTCAGATTTACGCGACCTCATGACAATGAGATCGCGGGCTAAAAAGGAAGGCATATCGTTTTTCACGATCACCCTTCCCCAATTCTGCAAGGACTTTGAAAGAAGCCTTGAGAAGGGGACTATTGACTCAACGCTTTTCCGAATGTTTCGGAAAACCGGATCAATCCCTGTATTCTTACAAGGTATGGTCAGTCAACTTTTTAGCCGTGAAACTGGAGAGCTATATGATGACATTACCCTCGATGGACCATCAAATGGTCATTTCGCTCGCTCTTACAACAGCATCGCTGTTATTGAAGCAATCAGGCAGATTTGCCTACTCTTCAAAAAGATCGAGCTCCAGTGTACTCCCGCCCGGGAGTACTCCGCAATCGAAGGTTATATCGCCATTGAGCGCGATTTTAACACCTTTGACACTACAGACCTTGCTGCTTCTTTTCGCAGCACTTCTGAGCTTGTTTGGCGGAATCTTTTGGCTCCTTTCAGAGTCTCAGATATTACCTGCAAGCACGGTCCAGGTGCAACCGCAGAACGTGTTTCTGGTAACCAGAAATACCTTTGGCGGTTATGGCACGATCGCTTGGAGCCTTATTTCCCTATTGTCCATTCTGGTTACCCGTTGGGTACCCCGAGCGACTCTATGGAACTCCATAATGTATCGATCGTTCCAGTACAGGAAGAACAGCCCGTTAGGGTTGTTACTGTACCAAAGACGTTAAAATCACCCAGGATCATCGCTATCGAACCTTGTTGTATGCAATATGCACAACAAGGACTTCGCGATTTCCTTTATAAGGGAATCGAAACCTATTGGTTAACTGCTGGTCATGTAAATTTTACAGATCAGCAGACTAATAGGGACCTAGCCCTGATCTCTTCTAGATCGCGATCGTTTGCGACCATCGATTTATCAGATGCTAGTGACAGGGTTCCCCTGTCCCTGGTAATGATAATGCTCGAATCAAGTCCGGAATTTCTGGATTGTGTTCTCGCATGTCGGTCTAGTAATGCTAGGCTTCCTGATGGCCGAGTAATCGGTCCTCTCAAGAAGTTTGCATCTATGGGTAGCGCACTCTGCTTTCCGATCGAAGCCATGTACTTTTACACTTTATGTGTAATGGCTTTAATCGAGGCACGAGGGCTTTCCAATACCCCTCAATCTGTCTTTACAGTTTCGAGGGATATTTACGTGTATGGGGATGATATTATCGTTCCCACCCACGAGGCGGATTTGGTTCTTGCTTGCCTGCAGAAGTACAACTGCAAGGCAAACCGCGATAAGACTTTCGTTAACGGATGTTTTCGAGAGTCCTGCGGATTGGATGCTGCTTTAGGTTACGAGGTAACACCTACGTATATCAGGCAGTTATTCCCTAAGAACCAGCGGGATGCCAAACAGGTGATCTCACTTGTAGCGTCTGCAAACTCCTTTTATAAGCGAGGTTACTGGCGCACAACTCAACTGATTTTTGATCAGCTTGAAAGCGTATTGAAGTTTAATTTTCCATACGTTGCTGAAACCTGTTCTGGTCTTGGCCGTGTCTCTTACTTGGGTTACGAGTCCATCGAAAGATGGAATAGTAAACTCCAACGTTTTGAAATCAAGACGTTTGTCCCGAGTCCAATACGTTGTAAGGACAAGTTGGAAGGATACGGTGCTCTAATGAAGTTCTTTATTGGATCTGAAACGGAAGATCAGTCTCAAGTATCTGCTGGTTTTTCCAGTAGAGATTTAAAACTTGGGCCTTCCGTTGAGAAACGAGATCAGCCTTTGCAAGCTGACTCGGTCGATAAAGACCATTTAGAGTTTTCCGCACGGCACGGAGCCGTAAAACTTAAACTCCGTTGGATCCCCTCACATTAGAGGGGTATAGGCGGTGCTTCCGCCGGC